GTGCGTGTCGTGTGGTGGGATAGTGCGGTGTGCGGTGAGCAGTTGTTCAAGCCCGAGCAGTTTGTGAACATCGGTCATCTTCTTTCCCCACAGGGTGGCGGTGGCACTTCCCCTGAGTGCGTTGTGCAATACATTCGTGACAAGAAGTATCAACCCAAAGGTGTTGTGTGGTTAACCGATGGGTATTTGGATGGTAGTGATGCTAGCGTTGACGTGCCTGCGTTATGGGGTGTTGTTGACAATGATCACTTCGTTCCACCGCAGGGCAAAGCAGTTCGTATCTACTCAAACTAAGGAGCATTAAAACTATGAATACTATTCATACAAAAGCATTAACCAACGCAGTTAAATTGTTGAACGCAATCGGCGCTAAGTATGCCATCGTTGACGTTGATCTTAAGAAGTATGGTGAGCTAGAAGTTATCACCAAGAAGAAACGTGCGGCGGCTAAGTATCCATACGGCGTCATTCGCAAACACATCAAGCCATATCTTGATCACATCGAAGTCAATCAAACGGCACGTATCCCTGTATCACCATACGATTTAGATACTGTGTATGGGTCAGCATCATCGACCGCTACTGTGCTATGGGGTAAGCAATGTCACAAGGTAGGTGCATCTGAAGATAAAAGGTTCGTGCTCATTACACGCACCGAGAAGATGGATGACCTTGATGATCTATTCAAACAACTAGGTATTAACTAAGGGGGATGTATGACACGTTATAACATCGACACATGCGCATTATTAGTAGAGTTAAACGTATCACAATGGACTGCACGCAAGCTAGATCGCTCGACTACTGACGAGTTGGTATCAAACAAGAACGCTCAAGCTAAGGGTGCGGCTCGTGTTAACAAGCATCTGTTTGCAGGGCGTAGCGAGTTAGAGGTAGTGGGTCAGCACGTTACAGAAACACGTAGCTTTGTGTATGACAACACGTTGCCTTGGAGTGACTCGGGTATACGACTATTGCCAAGTGCTAAGTTCATGGAATTTAATAGCAAGCTACAACAAGCAGAGGATAAGTTCTATGGGTTAGTTACAGAGTTCGTGCAAGTTTACCCATCGTTGATTACTGCACAAGCTATGGCACTAGGTGATATGTTCAACCGCACCGACTATCCCAACCCCAATGACATCGAGCATCGGTTTAACTTCAACGTGAACTACATGCCTGTGCCTGCATCGGGTGACTTTAGGGTAGACATCGGCAACGATGCGCAAGAAGAACTCCGCAAGAAGTTGTCAAGCCTAGCTGATGAGCGTGTTGAGTATGCGATGAAGGACATCAAGGGTAGATTACTCGAGCACCTGAAGCGTATGTCTGACCGCCTGTCTATTGACTATGTTAGTGGTGAAGCTAAGCCTCGCAAGTTCCACGACTCGTTGCTAGAAGGTGCGCATGATTTGTGTGACTTGGCTAGCAGTTTGAATATAATCAACGACCCACAACTCGAAGATGCGCGCAAAGCATTGAAGCAAGCCATTGGCGGTATTGATGTGAAAGATTTGCGCAAGGATGTAGGCGCACGTACCGATGTTAAGACTCAGGTCGACGACATCTTATCTAAGTTTAATTTTTAAGGGGATAGTATGGATAAGTTATGGGAAATAGCTAACGACATTGATTCATTGACGTGTCGGATTAGTAACATAAAAGATATTTTGGAGATAGTAGCCCAAGATATTGAAGACCCTTATAGCGGTGCCTTGTGGTCAGCTAGAGATATGTTAGAAGACCTCAGCGAAAAGGTAGACCAGCAGATACACGCTCTTATGGGTTTGCATATAGAGGTAAGCCAAAAGAAAGGTAAAGGCAAATGAGTATTTTAAAAGAAGCCAACACCATTATCTATGGCGACAGAGAGAAGACGTATGGTCATCCAGCTAAGAACTTACAGACCATAGCTGTGATGTGGGAAGCGTACTTAAATGCACGCAAAGAAAGTAAACCAATCAGTCCAAAAGATGTTGCCGCAATGATGATGTTAGTCAAGGTGGCTAGGTTTGCTAACGACCCTGACCATAGAGATAACCTAGTAGATATATGTGGTTATGCCGCATTGATTGAACGGTGTGATGAGCAACCAAAGGAAAAAGAAGATGAGTAACGCATACATGACTCAAGCAGTAAGACACCGATATAAACTTGTGTGGCAGGATGAATACATCATTGGTATGGTGGGTAAAGAAGAACCACTAAGTACAAGCGGTGTATTTAAAATAGCGGATGCAGAAAACGTAATGTCACAAGCAACCACGCACAAGTATCTTAAGAGAGTTGTTGCCAAGAAGTTGGTACAAGAAAGAGTTGCTAAGCCTGATAGACGTGCTAATGAACTAACATTAACGGAGAAAGGCAAAAACTTTTTAGAGGAGATCGAGCATGCCTATGTCGGAAAGTGACATCCTATTGATGATGCGTGAGAACGCCGCACTATGTAACCTTGAAGCTGAGGTAATCATTGCGCTCAAAGCGTACAAGGTGGGTGATCAAAAGATTGTTGAGCAACAACTCCACGAGATAGTAGTCTGCCTGCAACGGCTTGATGATGTGCGTAGACGCTATGGTAAGGAGGATGCTTGACACCCGAAGCCAAAGTTAAAAAGAAAGTTGTCGATGTTATTAAAAAGAACGGTGCTTACTATTTTTTCCCTGCTACTGGTGGCTATGGGCGTAGTGGGGTTCCTGATATTGTGTGTTGTTATCGGGCTGTGTTCATTGCTATTGAGTGTAAGGCTGGCAGTAATAAACCTACTGCACTACAAGAAGCAGAGATGGCAAAGATCAGGCAGGCACAAGGGTTCGTCAGAGTAGTAAACGAAGATAACATTGCCGATGTACAAGAAGTATTTGACATCATTGATAGAGGGCTATTGCCATGAGAGAAAAAACTAAGGAGCAAGCGTATGATGAAGTGCAACAGCAGTTAAACCTATGCACAGTAGATAACGCAGTCCATTCAGCCGCAGTAATTGTGGTTAACAACGAAACAGAAACCGTTAAGGTTTATGGTTTGAATATGGATGAGATGGAGTTGCCTATGCTACTACTTGAAACCGCCGCAGAAGTAAGTGAACGTATTAAAAATCTAATCAAGAACAGGACATTACAATGAAACCAACTAAGTTTGAAACATATAGATCACAACCAAACGAGTTTGCTGTTGCGCAACCACGCACCAACCCTTCATACAACAAGAACTACGTGCCGACACCACACCCTTTTATTGAACGCCTCGAAGCCTTTCGTGTTATCCCAAGCATGTGGACACCAACCAAACCAGTAGGAGGCAAGTAATGGAATTGAAAGCTAACTTATTTATTGCAACACCAATGTACGGCGGTGTATGTAATGGTGCGTATACAGTCGGCATGTTGCAGATGGCTGGTACGCTGGGCAAAGAGAACATAGCTTTTCGCTACGGCTACATGACAAACGAATCACTCATCACACGAGGGCGCAATAGCTTAACGCATGACTTCTTACAAACAGATTGCACACACTTGATGTTTATTGATGCGGACATCGGCTTTCACCCATCGCATATTGTTCCTATGATTGAAGCTGACAAGGACATCATCTGTGGTATCTACCCCAAGAAAGAAATTAATTGGCCCAAGGTAGAGCAAGCAGTTAAAGATGGTGTGCCTATGCAAGAGCTACATCTACATACTGGTAGTTTTGTTGTTAACTTAGTAGGCGGTGCATTACATCAAGAAGGTGCGTTGTATGAACCGATGCAGATTGAGAACGGCGGTACTGGCTTCATGTTAATTAAGCGTGAGGTATTTGAGAAGCTAGCCCCAACTGTGCCTGAGTATGCCAACGACATGTGGAGAGCAACCGATACACAAGACACCAAGGTTATCAAAGAGTTCTTCGCAACAAGTATCGACCCCGAGTCAGGCAACCGCTTGCTATCAGAGGACTATCACTTCTGCAAGATAGCACGCAAGGCAGGCTTAACAATATGGGCGGCACCTTGGGTACAACTTGAGCATCATGGTGCGTATAACTTTAGCGGACAACTAGCGAGGTCGTAATGCCTTACAGCATATACAACGAGGATGAAGAGAAGATGCGTGTGGTCAGCAGGCTAGAGGAGGCTAAGCAATTAGTTGAGAATAGATCAGGCTGGTCATATACATTCTTTCACACACCCAAGCCCGAACCATTTAACTTTGAAGAAGCACCATTTTGAAAGGCACAAGAGAAATGAAAAACTTTGATATAGAACTATTTGTAAAAGACCTTAATAAGCTATTTAACGGTATGCAAGACAAGGCAATCGCGGGCTCAGAGAATGTGGCTACCGCAGCTTGGGTCATAAAAAATCAAGCAAACTACATAAAGCGTTTGGAAGAGGGCTTGGACTCTTCAATCAACCTAAACAAAGCGCAAGCTGAAAGAAACTAATGAGCGCACCATTTGACAAGATACTTGTCATTGATTTTGAAACACGTTGGGATAGCAAAGAGTACACGCTATCTAAGATGACGACAGAAGAATACGTCAGAGACCCACGCTTCAAAGCCTTTGGCTTGTGCTTTAAACAACTAGATGTAGATGTACCACCACAATGGGTATCACACGATGACATACAAAATTGGGTTGACTCAGTTGATTGGAGTCGGACGGCGGTGCTTGCGCATAATGCTCAGTTTGATATTGCTATCCTTAGCTGGGTTTATGGGGCAACTCCTTGCTTTATTTTTGACTCTCTATCTATGGCTCGTGCTCTTAGGGGTGTGGAAGTAGGCAACAGCCTAATGAAACTAGCCGAGGTATATGGGCTACCACCAAAGGGCAACGCAGTACACAGCACCAATGGCATGAGTGAGTTGGCATACGAAGTAGAGCAAGAGCTAGCCGCTTATTGTGCGCACGACGTTGTGCTATGCGAAGCTATCTTTGAAAACCTAATGATGGAAGTTGACGGGGGCTTTCCATTAAAAGAGCTCAAGCTAATAGACATGACGCTCAAGATGTTTACTATCCCTGTACTTGAATTAGACGAGGAGATGTTAAATGAAGCAATCAACGATGAGAGGGCAAAGAGGGAAGCGCTTCTTAAAAAAGTTGACGTTGATGAAACGACGCTTGCTAGTAACCCTAAATTTGCTGAAGTACTTACAAAGCTTGGTGTTAACCCCCCAAGAAAAATCAGCAAGACGACTAACAAAGAAGCTTATGCTTTCGCTAAGAACGATGCGCTCTTCCAAGCATTGCTTAACAGTAGTAACGAGGATGTTGCCCTCATTTGTGAAGCGAGGCTCAAGGTTAAATCAACGCTTGAACGAACAAGGGCGCAGAGATTCGCAGATATATCTGAACGAGGTACGCTTCCTGTCCCACTCAACTACTACGGCGCACACACCGGTCGTTGGTCGGCGTCCAAAGGTTCGGGGCTTAATCTTCAAAACCTCAAGAGGGGGTCTTTCTTACGCAAAGCTATTCAAGCCCCGAAAGGTTATACCCTTGTGGTCTGCGATCTATCCCAAATCGAACCTCGTGTTCTCGCATATCTCTCGGACTATGCTTCTCTCCTTGAAATCTTCTCCTCGGGTAAAGATGCGTATGCGGCGTTTGGGGCGCAAATGTTTGGTATACCAACGCTCAGCAAGGAAAGCCACCCCGATCTTAGGCAAAGTGCTAAATCAGCACTACTAGGTTGTGGCTATGGCATGGGTTGGGCTAGCTTTTCTGCACAACTACTTACTGGTTTTCTAGGTGCGCCACCTACCATGTACGATAAAGCGTTTGCCAAGCAGTTGGGTGTATGTGCGCAAGACGTAAATGATTTTATTGGTTGGGAAAAGAACATGGAAATGATGCGTGCCATACCGCATACCTGCTCGGACAAAGAATTGCTGGTGCATTGTCTCGCCGCCAAGAAGATCATTGATAAATACAGAGAGGCTGCCGAACCAGTAGTCAACCTATGGGAACTGTGCAACTCGTTGGTGAGAAACAGTATGTATCAGGGTTTTCCCTATGTACACAAATGCCTAACTTTTGACAAAGAGCGTATACTATTACCTAGTGGTCTTGCTTTAAAGTACCCTGATTTAACTGCGCAACCTGATGAAAAAGGTAGAGTTCAGTGGATTTATGGCGCCGATGAAAAGTCTAGGCGCAAGCTGTATGGCGGTAAGATAGTAGAAAACATAGTGCAAGCAGTTGCAAGATGTGTTATGACGGATGGCATGCTCAGGATACAAAAGAGGTATTCCTGCGTATTGACTGTGCATGATGAGGTTGTGTGCCTAGTCCCTGAGAATGAAGCCGTAGAAGCAGAAGCATGGGTGTTGGAACAGATGGTCAAAGAACCTTCGTACATGCCCGGCATACCATTAGATGCAGAAACAGGTTGTAACAAACGATACGGAGAAGCTAAGTAATGCACGAGATACATGACTGCCTTACCCCAAGAGAACTAACCGCTATAAGCCTAAGAGAAACGGGTATGTCCTACCGACGCATGGGCGAAATCATGGGGTATACAGGCGCTAGGGCTGGAAAGATTTATCAGAAGTCGTGCCGTAAACGAGAGAAGTGGTTGGCAAAGAACGCCATGATGGAAGCCCTGTTGTTTGAGCTTACACCAATAACTAATCAAATCAAGGAGTTATGCAAGTGAAGATACCAAAAGAAGTTGTCATAGGAAATACACCCCATCTGGTATGCACGAAAAAAAGCCTGATGTACGGCAAGAAGATATGTCATGGTGCTTTTGATGAAGAAACCCACACCATAGAAATCGCTCAAATGAATCCGCTACATGGGTATAAGTACAGCGCGGACGAACGAGCTAATACCTTTTGGCATGAGCTTACCCACGCTATTCTCTATGACATGAACAACAAGCTGACGCATGACGAGAAATTCGTGTTTGACTTTGCCAACCGCTTGCACCAAGCTATATCGACTGCGAGGTTTTAAATGGGCGATTACGAACCACAATGGAGTGACGAAGAGCAGACCATGATTGATTTGATGAAGCTGGCTGGGTTTGGAGTAGTGCCAGTTATCAATCGGGAATTTACCACTATTCGGCTATACACCCCTGACGGCAACGATCGACCGCTTGTATTCAGAG